TAAAGAAATATATACCAGGTATCCAGGTGAAAGAAGTATTATTTGAACTGGATCCTAAAGATGGCAGAGTCCTGCCAAAGGTGGTGATTGATTGGAACTAAAAAACCTACCAGAAATAAATTTTGTCACAATGACTTTGGATGAAGTCATTGATAAGAATGTTAAAAGGTTAGAGCAAATTGCTTTAGAAGTCACTGGAGAAGCTATCATATTGTATCCAGGACATAAATGGCGAGTTATGGTTCATATGCTTTCATTAATTGAACATCAACAACTCATTAATATCAATGAGAAGGCGAAAAACAATTTATTGAGGTATTCTGACTTGGATATGACTAAACATATCGGTGCAAGAACCAACACCTTCTTAATAGAAGCATCCAAGAGTGAAACTATGATAGAAGTTATATTATCAAAAGTGTTTGAAGTGGATTATTTGATATCTGCAGGCACACTTTTTACATCAGGAAACAATGTATATTTTGAAAATCTAGAAGATATAATATTCCTTCCAGGTGAAACAAGTAAAACTTTTAAATGTCTTTGTGTGTCACCTGGTACCATCGGCAATGACTTCTTAATAGGTCAGATAGATAAGTCAGCATCTAATTTGCCTTTTGTATCTAGTATCAAGAATACAGTTAAAAGTTTTGGTGGTGCAGATGAAGAAGAATTAGACAACTTCAAAGAACGAATTAGATTGTCACCTTCAACATACAATACAGCTGGATCGGATGCAGCTTATATTGCTATGGCGAAAAACTATAGCGCAGAAGTCAGTGATGTTTATGTTTATTCATCAGCTGCAGAAACTGTTGATGTGATTTTTCTTATGGCATCAGGTATCCCTAGTGCTGAAGATATAGCTGGAATGACTGAATATCTAAGCGATAAATCAAGAAGACCATTAAATGATAAAGTACAGTGTGCTGCACCTAGTGTGTCAAATTATACTATTAGTTATACATACTACATAGCAAGTAAAGATTCTCTTGCTGAAAGTGAGATCAAACTAAAAGTACAAACTGCTGTCGAAGCCTATAAAGCATGGCAAAGAGGTGCAATTGGAAGAAACATCAATCCATCGAAGCTCCATAATCTTATTATAGAAGCTGGTGCATCAAGAGTAGTCATTGCAAGTCCACTTTATAAGGCTACAGGTGAAACTGAGGTTGCAAACTGTACAGGTGTTACTGAAACTTATGGAGGATTAGAGAATGATGGATCTTAGGAATTTAAATTCTAGGCTCTTATTACCACCTACTCTTTCAGATGATTTAGAGACTAAATTGTTTAGCCTTTTAACAGATGAAGTCATGGCGGACCTATCCATGAAAATGGTCTTTGTTCAAACCGGTGGTGATGTGAAATTATTACCTGAAGCTATTTTAGATAATCTAGCTTGGGAATTGAATGTAGATTTTTATGATTTAGATCTTGCTTTAGAGAAAAAGCAAAGTCTTATTTCTAACTCAATTATAAGTCATATGATAAAAGGTACACCAGCTGCAGTAGAAAATCTATTGGCAGCTGTTTTTGAGAAATCATTTGTTGAAGAATGGTTTGAGTATGGTGGTCAAAATTCTAAGTTTAAAATCAAGACAACTGATCAGGCAGACATCGAAAAGTATGACAAACTAAAAGACATTATAAGCTTAGTTAAAAATACAAGGTCGAAACTTGAAAGTTTTGTTTTACTCAGAAATAAAGATATTTCATTAGAAAGTCTATGCTTCACTCATACTGCTAAAAGGATAACAATTGATATAACTTAGAAAGGAGCTAGAGAATGAAATCAGTTTTAACAGAAAAAGGTTTGATCCTCTTAGGAAAAGCTCAAGCAGGGGCAAATCTCAGCTTTACTCGTATGGCCATAGGAGATGGTATTGATTTAGGGGACTTGTCTATAAGAACCGCATTAGTAAATGAGGTTAAAAGTTTACCTTTAATCAACATAAGTAGAGAAGCTGATAAAACATACTTAAAATGTAGTTTAAACAATACTGGATTACTAGTAGGTTATCATATCAAAGAAGTTGGTGTTTTCGCTACTGATCCTGATGAAGGAGAAATACTTTATAGCGTTTCGAATGTTGGAAATGGTGAACCTGATTATATGCCACCAGAAGCTGAGAACATTGTTGAATTAGAACTTGCGTTTGTGGTTTCAACAATTAATGCTTCAAGTGTGACTGCAGTTATGGATCCAAGTATTGTTTATGCTAGAAAAAGTGATGCTGTTGATGTAAGAGATATGGATCCAGTGACACCAGGTGTTTTAAATCAAGAACTTAGTATCACTGTAAATCCAGAAATCAAAAGACATACATTAAAAATAAATGCTTCAGTAACAGGTGGCCCTATCACTATCAAGAAGAATGGAGGCGCAGCTAAACCTTTACTCAATCCTGATGGTAGTCAAGTAGATGAGTTACTAGCTGAAGTCATGTTTTACGATGTGATTGAAGAAGCAGCGGCTTTTATATTGGCCCCTAAATCTGGGGGCGTACAATTTGCTGATAAAAATACTGTAGAGCTTAAGAGTTTTTCTACATTAGAAACGAATTACGACTTACAACTGACTACAGATGAGTTAAATTACAGAGAGGGTGTGACAGTTCCTCGAAGTCCGTATTTTCTAACGCAAGATTATAATAGTAAGCAATTAGTTAAAGACTATGATACTGGTAAGATTTATATGATTGCACGAAATTCGGCTAACAACACAGTTAAGTGTGTTGAAGTAAATACTTTAACAGGTCAGTTGACCTTGCTATGGAACAAAGCGTTTAATAATTATCCTGATCCAGATGCAGGGGTGACTATTTATAAAAGCGAGTTGTTTATGATGGGTGGTAGTGGGAATGCCCATTGTATTTACAAGATAAACCTAGCTACTGGGGCCATAATTCATACTGCACCTAGATTACATTCAACTTTAACATCTTGGCGAATTTGGGGAGATCAACGAGAAAAAGGCAAGCCTATTATATATGATGGCTCAACTCAAGCAGGTGCTGGAATATGGAAATTAACTTCTAATACTGTTGGAGGAGGTTTTGGATTTGGTTATTTGAATTCTAGTAATGGTTTTAGTGGCCCTGTTTCTACAGATCCAAACGGTAATTATTGGACTCATGGTTATACTTATGGTTATAAAATTAGTCCAGCAGGAACTTTGATTCGTCAGTGGACTCAGGCAGGTTACAGTGCATCAGGGAGAGGTTATGCAAATGTTTTTAATCCTAATACGAATAAATATTATGCGTTCGCACCTCTAAATAATACAAATATAAATCAAACTAGATTAGGTGTATTTGATGATCAAGGAAACGAGATTTCTAGTACCGATTACACTAATAGAGATTGTGGTTACCAAGGAAAAGCCATGTATGATGGAGAGTACATAGTATATAATTTTTCATGGAATTGGGGCTCTGTAATGAAAGTAGATTCAAATGGTAACTATGTATGGGATACAAAATCTACTGAAGGTGGTCCAGTAATACCAGAGGTTAAAACAACCTTATGGGCGATTGTGCTTTCAGAAACAAAACAAGTCGTTTATTGCTGCAATGCATATTCAGATAGTAATGATATCTTCAGAATGCAAATACTAGAACAGGCTACTTTAGATGGATACAAACCAAAGGCAGATGGCGGCAAAAGATTGATCCTAAACGCTGCAGTAGCCACCACTTTTCTATTAGCTGAAGATGGAAATAAAAATAATTTTAAGTCGTTTAAAAGTGGCGATATAGTTAAGTGGTCACCAACAATGCTAATTAAACCAGAATCGTTAGTAAAATTAGAAAAGTATTTAATGGTTAAATAAGGAGGCGTAAAGTGCATTATTACAAAGTAAAAATTAGACGTATTACCACTGGCAATGGAATTATGACTATATACGGTGATAGTACTCAAGGATTTCCTGCAATGGTAGCGAGAACAGATACTGGAGAATGGGGTGTATGCATTACAGAAAACACTTTAGAAACATCAGAAAAAGTTGTTGCGATATCAGAAGCAGAGTTTGAAACCAGAGTTGAGGAAATTAACACTATAAACTTAGCACTTCAGGAAGAGGAAAAGAAGAAAGCTTTAGCTGCTGGAGATAAAATTCAAGAACTGGAAATGCTGATTGCAGAACTTGCATTAAGCCAAGGAGGTGCTTAAAATGTGGGGAAAATTTTTCGGCAATTTAATCATAAAAGGAACATATAATTATGAAGTTGTTATTGCAAAAAGACCAGATTTGAAGAGTGATATTGATAAGTATCTAACAAAAGTACAACGTGCTGATTTGATTGTGTAGGTGCATATGAAAAATTCAAT